ATCCGCGATATCCAACCAGGCGTCTGCGTGATATCGAACGCTCGCATGAGCGCTGAATTGTACGTCTGGAACGAGTTCACCCACTCAGCAAGACGACTACCCTGCCTGACAATGTACCGCTGGACGTGTTCATAATCGTGACCGTCAGCAACAAGCGTGATAATAACCACGCGCATCTTCGTCCAGTCTTCGATATCCAGCGTGTTATCGGCACCAGCAATAACAATGGACATTTCCGTGTCATCGGGGTCAAAGGTGTGCGCGGTATCCGCTACGATCTCAACACCATCCTCATCTTCAACCCGATAGCTTATCGAAGTTGGGTAAATCTGGTCGCCATCATAATTCACGAACGCCTGATTGACGTTCACTTCCGCGCCCGATTTGTAAATGTCCATGTCCATAGGTCAACCTTATTTCTGAGCTTCTTGGATCTCTTTGATCAGCCCTTGAATGGAGTTGCTGCGAACGCCGTACTTCTCGCCAATCTCGCGCAGCCCTGCGATGCCCCGTTTGTCAGCAATCTCGCTAAGCTGCTCAAAGGTGTATTCAACCTTTTTAGCAGGTTTAGGACTCTCGACCGAAGCGATTGCTGGCGTACTAGCTTCTGCCTGAAGCCCTTTTGATGCGTTATAGCGATTACCGATCAATTTATCGTCTTCGCCATCAAGTGTCACAACCGTCACGACAGCAGCAATCTGATCTGCCTCACGCTGCGAAACATGATCGACAGATACACCATTCTCAAACTGTACAGCGCCAAACATGCCGTTGAAGTGCTCGTAACCTTTTACCGTAATTTTGATTTTCACTTTCTTTCCTCGTTATACAAATAAGGGGCAGCGGTTTCCCGCCACCCCTTATCCTAAGTCACGCATGACTCATTTTTCAACGTTAAACGTTGGTGATTGCCTTCAGGCGAGCCATCGACTTGGTCGATTTCAGAGCTGTACCGACATACCACTTCACACGAGTACGCCATGCGTCCTTGTTCTGAACGGTACCGATATCCTCGACCACCAGACCGGCGCTATCGCCACCGTAGATGGCATGCATACCGTCAACTTCGTTCAGACGAACAGCGTAGATCGAGCAGGTGTCGTTGCCACCATCGCCCGGATCTTCGTCGCCCGGCAGGAACTCGTTGATGATGATCGGAACGCCGTTATGAGTCAGCATCGGACGACCGAAGTTCTCCATCATGACGTGTGCCGGCTCCAGACCGCCAGACGCACGCAGAAGAGCGCGCAGGGCGCGAGCGGTACCCGGACGCATGATCAGAACGTCGGTGCCGTTCGGCACTTGATCCAGCAGCTGATCCAGCAGAGCCAGGGTCAAAGCGGTGCCGGTGGTACCGGCGCCATCAGCGTCGATGGTCTGAGCGACGGCAACCAGCTTGGCAAGACCGTCAAACTCCTTTGCGTTAACGCCAGAGTCACCGATAGCCAGAGTGCGACGGAACTTGCGAGCCAAACCTTTCGCCTTCTGGGCGATCTGAGTGGCGTACTGCGAGTTGTGATCGCTCATGGTACCAGCCAGGAACTTATCCACATCCACGTCGCCAGCCAGGATTTTCAGGTAGGCGGTAATGGTCGTGAAGGTGCTGGCTTCTTCGGTAATTGCTTCGTTCGGATCGATGAACGCGCCTTCCGAAACAGTGTTCTCGCGGTTGTAGACGTAGGCTTTGCCTTCGGTCTTCACAAACGGCAGAACAGCGAACAGGTCTTCGCGGTCGATGATTTCTTCGATAACGCCTGCTACCAGGTCGTTATTCGAAAGCTTCTCAGCTTCAGTTTTCAACAGAGGCATCTTGTATCTCCTTAAAGATTTGAGTCAAAGTTAACCTGGTAACATTTGTCACGCGTGACTTATTTTACCAGATTTTTGGTCTATTTCAAATGCCCAACACCACCTTTTTCCGTGATAGCTGCATGGATACGGCTTACACCTTTCGGTTTTGGCTTTGAATCCTTCGGCGTTGCCCTCGGAGTGGTGCTAGACCCCGCCCCGGCCCTTGCCTTGGAGCGAATCAGGTTGTCACGATCCGGGTCGGTATCGATGATCTTCTTCATGGCATCCTCAAAACTGAGAGGTTCGCCATCACCACCGATCAGCTGGACACGACCAGAGTCGCCACGCGGCTTGTCGTACCCAACAACCTTCCCGTCTTCAATGTCGAAGTGAGAACCGTAAATCACACGAGCCTTGCTCGGAGTCAGCAAGAGTTCTTCCCCGATATACTTGGAAGAGTCGAACGAATGACCAATGGTCAGCTTTTCGATCAAGGTGTCTTTTTCGGACAGCTGCTTTTTCACAGTAGCCAACTCGTCAGCAAGGCCCGAGACTTCCTTACCGTGAGCGCTCAGAATCTGCTGTTTCAGCTTTTCCCACTCACCCTTCTCTTCAAGCTTCTTCGTTTCAACTTCCTCTTTCTGTTTGAGCAGTTCACGCACGGCTTCAGGGTCAATACCTTCAAACCGCTTCAGCTGACTGTTAAGATTACCAAGCTGGGTTTCCAACTCTTTGATCTTGCCTTTCTTCTTCATGACTTCTTTGATCAGCGCGGCCTCTTTCTCGGACGGCTTATCGTCATCGGAGCCCGAGTCGTCATCGCCGGAGCCCTTACCGCCCTGTTCGCCGTCACCGCCGTCATCACCAGTTTCGCCGTCACCAGCGCCACCAGTGTCACCGGCACCGCCCAGGTCGCCGCCCTCACCGTCGTTTTCTTTCCAATAGCCCCGTGCAATCAGCTTGCGTGTTACGTCAAATTTCATTAGTTCTCACCTCTAAGTGCCATTCTCTTGGCGTATGGTTAACTTTGCTCAGTATCTTGAGCGCTCTCTTCCTCGCCGGACTTCTGTTCGCTATTCGCGAACGGAGAATCAGGCTGGGAAAATTCTTCCATCGGATCAATCGGCCAGTCCTTCAAAGATTTCTTCATCTTCTCTTTGACGGCCATTGGCAGATCGGGGAACAGCTTTTCAATAACCTGCTCCATCTGCTTCCGGCGTACATCGTCAGGCGCTGAAATGGTCGTCAGGCGCATGGCGATATCAAATTCGTCATACAGGTCGCGAGTGTCGAATGTGTCCGAATAAGACACCAAGTCCTTGTCTTCCTGCTTGTTGCTCTGGCCCGCCCACAGATTGACCAGTGCCACCAAGCGGTTTTCCGCAGCTTCAAGGCGACCCGCTTTGGATGTAAGCAGTGCATTCATCCGCTCAAAGTCGTAGGCTTTTGCCACGCCCGAGCTATTGTCGATACCTACCGAGTTGTCCTGCTTGGTCCGCTCACCCGCCATACCGACCGTGTGGTAAATCTCGTTGATGATCTGCTTGACCACCATCATGATCAGTTCAGCCTGCTTCGGGTCCGGAGACAGGTAAAACGGCTGCATTCCGTTCTCGCCGTCGTAGGTGAATACCCGCTTGGTACCCATCTCAACTAGATGATCGTATTCCTTGGTTCCAGGCAGGATCGACTGGGCCGGAATGACAAGTTGCGAGAAGGTCTGATCCTGAATGATCGCGTCGAGGTTCGACAGGTAGTTCGAAATGGCGCGATCCATGTAAGCGATATCGCCGATCAGTGCCGGCGCTGTGTACTCACTTTCATCACTAGTGAGATGATCCACCGGAAACACGGGGACGACGCCCAGGCCGTGCTCACCACTGTCGATCAGAATCACTTCCTTCTTTTCTTCACTTTCGCCATCAAGCGCGTACAAGGCCCATCCGTAACGAGTCCAGAGACGATAGCGACTGACAACCTCGCCCGATGAGTAAATTGGGTCTTCGTCATCGCGGTATTCCTCGTGGATCAGAATCCACAGGAGTTCACCTACGTCATCGAACGCCATGTCCAGTGCGTTCTGAGGCGTCACGATGTACGAGTAGATTCGCCCATCGCCACTCTTCTCTTCCGCAGTCGATGTCGAGGGCTTCATGGTCGAGTCAACAACTACCCAAATCCGCCCATAGATGCTGGAGCGGTCGGACATGTTCCGCGAATACTGGTTGATGTCAGCGCCGCCAATGGTCGTGCGCTTCCAGAATGCCTGGACTGCATCGCTGGCGTCATCGACGCTTCGGTGAATTGGCGCTTTGTAGATGTACTTGGAAACGAGATCGACGATCTCGCGGGAGTGGTTGAAGCGATATGCACGCTCAATACGGTCGGCATACTCCTTCGTACCCTCCTTGATGTACTGGAAGATGTTATCTTTGAACCAATTTCGCCCGCCCGAGTAGCACTGCTCCAAGAAGGCCCAATGCTCCTTGTTGTCGTCGTACTCAGGGTGACGGCGTTCAATAAACGCCTTTAGCGCTTTTTGATCCTGTTCTTCGGCCATGAATTCACCTAGATGAAGGCGTGAATATAAGTCATTACTGAGTGATTGTCAACCATAATTTATATTGAAATACCACGAATATCTAGTTTGCGAACCGGATACTCGATTTCGACCGGATAGCCAATGGCGTCAGCGCTATGCTCAGTCCCGCCCGACTTGTCCACATCTCGGGAATTAGGCTTGTAGATCGTCTGTTCGAAGGATTTGATGAGTTCCTTGCAACTGTTGTCGATCCTCAGTCTGGTTTGTCCGTCTGCGCTCTCTAGCATGCGATTTACAGCGTTTATTCTATCCGAGACTGCTGGGTGTCGTCTGCGATGTTTTATGCGCTTAAATCCGCGCTCACGGAATATGTCGAGGTCAGTCTCGCCACGCGCATGTTGACGCTGATTGCCGGCAGGGTCCGGATAGATCACCACATTGTCGAGATGTCTCCAGAACCGGCGTTCGAGTTCATCGCACACCTCTGTCGTGTTTGAAGCGGGCAAAACTAGTTCACCAACTGCCCACAACTCACCGTTGAATTGAGGTTGAAGGATGACCGATGACATTGGGTCGATGTTGAAGTCCTGCCCCACCCAGATCGGCAGATTCGGGTTGAACGGATAGGAGCCGGTATGCTTGGCGCGATCAAAGCCATAGTACACCCGACCTGACATGGTTTCGAAGGATGCTTCGTATTCCTGGCGGAAGGTACGCGGGTCGAGGTCCGCCTTCGCCGCCTCCAGTTCTTCCTCGGGGATGAATGGACTGTCCATTGTGCGGAACTGCCATGACTCCCACATACCAGAAGCCACCATCTGTGAGTTCTGACCCATCATGTACAGGTCGTACAGATGGTTGAAAGCTTTCGGTGTGCCAATAAACAGTGCGTGACCGCCTGTGGATGAAAGTGTCGGACGGATAACCTCGTTCCACACCTCCCACTTCATGTCCTGAACCTCATCCAGAACAACGTAGTGCAGACCAACGCCTCGCAGCGTGTCCGGCTTATCCGCGCCCTTGCATTCGATGATCGTTCCGTTCTTGAGGCGGATCGTCATCGTGGTTTCGTTGACCTTCTTGATCCAGCGCTTCGGGATCAAGAAGGTCAACGAAACCACGAT